TTAGATAAGCAGTTCAACGGGGGTCCACGGGGTAAGTTCAAACTTAGAATGTCAAACATTGGTAAACCTATCTGTCAACTGTGGCACGAAAAGAACACACCCGAAAAGAAAGAACCCTTCCCCGACCAGTTCATGATGAACATGATGCTAGGTGACATAGTTGAGGCTGTGTTCAAGGGCATCCTACGGACAGCAGGAGTTAAGTTCAAAGACAATGATGTTGTTAACTTAGACTTAGGTGGAGGTAGGCGTCCAATACGAGGTGAGTATGACTTAGTTATGGACGGTAGAGTAGATGACGTTAAGAGTGCGTCAGACTATTCTTACACTAAGAAGTTTGTTGACCTTGAAACACTACAAGCTAGTGATCCTTTCGGCTACGTGGCACAGCTTGTAGGCTACGCTACAGCAGCAGGTAAGAAGGTTGGTGGCTGGTGGGTAGTCAACAAGGCTAACGGGCATCACAAGTACGTGTCAGCTAAGCACGTAGACGTTGATGTAGAACTAGATAAGATGAGGAATACATACGATTACTTAGAGAACGATGCGCCTTTACAGCGCCAGTACACAGACGAGCCAGAGACCTATCGTAAGAAGGCGTCAGGCAACAGGGTTCTATGCAGAGAGTGTAACTTCTGTTCATTCAAGAAGACTTGTTGGCCTGACTATCAAGAGTTACCATCTAGGGTTTACCAAGGCAAACTAACGCCTCCTATGGTAGCCTACACACAAATTAAAGGCGAACCAAAAGAAATGTGGGTTGATGATGACAATAATTTGGCCCCACCATTCTACACCAAAATGGCCTCATATAGAGGTTCCTCGCATCCAAGAAAAAAGGCTGATACACATGACTAAGATTACATTAGACGATGTTGAGTATGACTCAGAAGACTTTTCGGAAGAGGAGGTTGAAATCTTACAGGAGATTCAGTACAATGGTAACGTGAAGCGTCAGCTAGACTATCAGCTACACAGTGTCGCTACCCTTGGCTCTATCCTTGTAGACCGCCTAAAGAAGGCTCTGGCAAGTCATGCCAAAGAAACCTAAGAGGCGTCACGCTAAAGCTAAGTACAGGAGCGGTCTTGAAAGAGATACTGCTCTTGTACTTGCTGAGTGTCAGAAGGCTGTGCGCTACGAGCAGCTAAAGATAGAGTGGGAAGACCTGCGCTACCGCACTTACACCCCCGACTTTCAGCTAGACAACGGCATCTTTATTGAGACTAAAGGTATCTTTGATAGTGAGGACAGACATAAGCACATGCAAGTCCGTAAGCAGCACCCTGAGTTAGACATAAGGTTTGTCTTCAGTAACTCTAGGGGTAAGCTATACAAGGGTTCCAAGACCACCTATGGCGAATGGTGTGAGAAGAATAACTTCTTGTATGCTCACAGGCTAATACCTAATGAGTGGTTGACATTTGCAGGATCATGTGTTAGTGATAAGGTAATACCTCTTAAAACAAAAAGGAAAGATTAATGGCTCACGAAGTAGGCGAAGAAGAGATTGCAATACTGATAAAGCCTTTAGGTGATGGCCGTATTGAGACTTGTATATACAAGGCACCTGACAATTCGCTAGGGGATGAGAGCCTAGAACTGGCCCTTGATGTAGCACTGACTATGACTGCTTTGTTTGAGTTGGCACTTGATGATGAGTCCACTTTCATGGAGGATGTAAAGCTTAGTGTTGAGGAAAAGATAAAAGAAATCATGGACGATATGGACGATGACGATGAAGAAGAAGCAGGTCCAAGTTATACTTCAGAGGGTAACGTTCTAAAGATCAACAGGTTTACTAAAACAGAGGGTAGTTGTTAATGGCTAAATGGAGCTTAGATAAGTGGGAGTCAGTTTTAGATGTTGACATGGTAGACAGTCCACCACACTACAACTCATCTAGCATTGAGTGTATTGATGCTATGGCTGCTATGTCACAGGGTTCCTATGTTGACCCCCATGAAAGTTACTGCTGGCAAAACGCCTTCAAGTACCTATGGCGTTGGCCTTACAAGAACGGAGTAGAAGACTTGAAGAAAGCACAGTGGTACATTGATCGCCTGATTAAGGAGCTAGAAAAAGATGGCAACTAGAAAGTTTAGTGCTACTTTTGTGGTTGAAGTTGAAGAGGAGAACAATATCTTATCTTCACATGAAGCACATCACCACGAAGACATCAGGGACTTACTGGACAACTTGGTGTTTGACATAGATGACGTTACAGTACACAACATCAACATAAGGGAACACGGATGATTACTCAACAGGACATTGCTGATTTTTCTGGTATAGACAATACTCCTCTTGACATGGTGCGTGAGTTCACTTATGCCATGAGTCAGCCCTTAGATGAGAAGCATGGCTTTAGTCGTAAGCTTGAAAACATGCGTTGGGGTTTAATAAAAGAAGAGTTTGCAGAAGTAAGAGATGCAGTTGGCTACGTTAACATTCTTAAAGAGCTTGCTGATCTAGTCTACGTCACTTATGGATATGCTGCCACGTATGGCTGGGACTTAGACGAGGCTGTGCGCCGGGTTCACAAGTCAAACATGTCTAAGCTAGGCGTTGATGGCAAGCCACTCAAAAGACCTGATGGAAAAGTATTAAAGGGGCCAAACTACAAGAAGCCTGACCTCACTGATCTCGTATAAAGGAAGACACATGAAAAACAATTACCTACCCACAGACTACCAGACCTTCATTGCTACCAGCCGCTACGCACGGTGGCTAGACAATGAGGGCAGACGTGAAACTTGGGGTGAGACTGTTGAGCGTTACATAGAAAACATTGTAAAACCACTACTAGATGATTCAAACAGTAATGGTCATAATGCTGAGATTGACCTCATCCGTCACCACATGCTAAGCCTACAGGTAATGCCCTCTATGAGGTCAATGATGACTGCTGGCAAGGCTAGTATGCGTGACAATACTTGTATGTATAACTGTAGCTACCTACCCGTAGATGACCCTAAGTCCTTCGATGAGGCTATGTTCATCTTGCTCTGCGGTACGGGGGTTGGTTTCAGTGTTGAGCGTCAGTTCATCAGTAAGCTCCCTGATGTACCAACCTTGTTTGATAGTGATACTACGGTTGTCATCAAGGACTCTAAGGAAGGTTGGGCTAAAGGGCTGCGTCAAGTTCTTGCTCTCCTGTGGGCTGGTGAAGTCCCTAAGTGGGACGTAAGTAGGGTTCGCCTTGCAGGTGCAAGACTTAAGACGTTTGGAGGTCGTGCTAGTGGGCCTGCTCCTTTGATTGATCTGTTTATGTTTGCTGTGAATACTTTCAGAGGCGCATCAGGACGTAAGCTCTCCTCTGTTGAGTGTCATGACTTGATGTGTAAGATTGGCGAAGTAGTTGTAGTAGGTGGTGTACGCCGTAGTGCTATGATTTCTTTGAGTAACCTTAGTGATGACCGTATGCGACACGCTAAGTCAGGTAACTGGTGGGAGAATGCGCCTCATCGTGCGCTGGCTAACAACTCTGTATCTTACTCAGAGAAGCCTGATAGTATAGCGTTCATGCGTGAGTGGATTTCTTTAATGGAGAGTGGCAGTGGAGAAAGAGGTATATTTAATAGAGAGGCATCGGTTAAACAAGCTGCAAAGAATGGCCGTAGAGAGTCTTGCTATGAGTTCGGAACCAACCCATGTTCGGAGATCATTTTACGCCCGAATCAGTTTTGCAATCTCTCAGAGGTTGTTATCCGTGCGACAGATGGTCTTGAAGATATTGCACGTAAAGTTCGTGTCGCTACAATTCTGGGAACAATCCAATCTACCTTCACTCACTTCCCCTATCTGCGTAAAGTGTGGCAGACGAACACAGCCGCAGAGCGATTGCTTGGTGTGTCGCTCACGGGAATAATGGACAACACATTAATGACAATGGCTAATAATGGACTAGACGATACATTGGAGTACTTAAAAGATGTTGCTGTTTCTACTAATGCTGAGTGGGCTGATCGCCTTGGTATACCTGTCGCAACTGCTATTACTTGCGTTAAGCCCAGCGGAACTGTCTCACAGTTGGTGGATAGTGCGTCTGGGATTCATGCTCGTCACTCTCCTTATTACATACGAACTGTTAGGGGCGATAACAAAGACCCTCTGACACAGTTCATGATTGATCAGGGCATCCCTAGCGAGGCTGACGTTATGAAGCCTGATCAGACCACAGTGTTTAGCTTCCCCATGAAGTCACCTGATGGTGCTGTTCATACTGCTGACATGACTGCACTAGAGCAACTAGAGATGTGGCTGATGTATCAACGTCATTGGTGTGAGCATAAGCCTAGCGTGACGATTAACGTCAAGGCAGACGAATGGTTTGAAGTGGGTGCATTTGTATACAAGCACTTCGATGAGATGTCTGGTGTATCGTTCCTGCCCTTCAATGAGCATACGTATCAGCAAGCACCCTATCAAGATGTAGATGTGACAAAGTACCGCAACCTGCTATCCCTCATGCCAAAGGCTATTGATTGGGGTAAGCTATCATCCTATGAAGAGACAGACAATACATCAGGTATGCAGACTATGGCATGTACTGGTGACGTATGTGAAATGGTGGACATAACCTAACTCTAGGAAGGAGTAATGAAATGTATGTATACTTAGTAGTACTAATGTTAAATGGATTATACTCAGTTCAAGCACCTAACATGGTTTTCCCAGATAAAGATACTTGTGAACTAGTAAGAACCACAAATACAAAGATGCTAAGAGACAAAAGCCCTACACCAAATGCAAAGTACTATGCTGTCTGTGTTAAAATACCAAAGGATATAGACGCATAGTGCTTGACACGTAGAAATACCTATGATACATTACAAAAACAGGAGGAGTACACACATGAAAATAACTATTGACAATGAAGAATACGAAGTAGACGGTGAAGATGAAGACATCAAACCTATCCTAGATGTACTTAGCTTAGGCAATAATACCTTGCAACTACTAGATCATATGCGTAACTGTGTGTCTAGTATTCAGCAAGTCAAAGTAAATGAAATGAAATCCAAAGTAACTGTTGAGGAATAATCACATGACCGCATATAGAAAACCATTCTCTCACAATCTGTACGGCAAGTATGATGGTGTAGCAAAAGAAACTTTAATCAAACACCTAGAGTATCATGGACATACTGTAGTAAATAGTGAGGAGTCTTACGATGCAGACGTAGTAACACAAGAGGGTGGTGAGACATACTTCAATGAGGCAGAGGTAAAGGCAGCATGGAAGGGTGATTGGCCTACGCACTGGACTGAGATACGTATACCAGAACGTAAGAAGAAACTATTAAGTAAGCACAAAGGCAATCTAAAGTTCTATGTATTTCGTGAGGACATGAAACAAGCATGGTGTATTGACAGCACACAACTTACAGATGATAAACTAAAGGAAGCCAGAGGCAGAAACATAATGAAGGGTGAGCAATTCTATCACGTACCCTATGTGGAAGCACAGCTAATTAACGTAAAAGAATTAGAGGTAGCGTAATGAAGATTATGACACGTAAATCTAGGGGGTTAGGCAAGTACGATGCACCCCTCAAGGTTCAATTCCAACAAGGCTACTCCGCATTCAAGCGGGGTGGTCAAGTCAACCCATTTAATAATGATACTATGCAGTATCGTGAGTGGGATCGTGGGTATAATAAATCCTACGAAGATAATTTAACAAAGGTAATAAGGAATGAACAGCTTAGAGAAGGACGTAAAGAAATTCATGGAGGGCAAGTACAGCATGTCTGATTTTAATGCGTACCAACGATCAGCATCTACGACTGCCATCTATACAGATAAGGTAGTCTATCCCGCACTGGGCCTTGTAGGTGAGGCAGGTGAGGTAGCCAACAAAGTCAAGAAGGTATTGCGTGATAAGGATGGGGTGTTCACAGAGGAAGATCGTGATGCCATTGCCAAAGAGATTGGTGATGTGCTGTGGTACTGTGCCGCACTAGCCACTGATCTTGAATTAACTCTAGGTTATATAGCTAGTCAGAATGAGTTGAAGTTATCTAAGCGTAAAGCTAACGGTACTATTGGTGGTAGTGGTGACAATAGGTAAAAGAAAAGGGGGCTTAATTGCCCCCTCACTTTATTAGTTGAATGTATCGCCCTGTCCTAGAGCCTCATCCAAAGCCTTTAACATTAGTAGATGACTACCGTTCTTTATATCAAAGGGTTGTCTATCTTTTTCGGGTAGTTTAGATTGCATCAGTTCGTATTGATCTAACGCCCTAACCCTATCTTCTTCAGGCATTTTATTAAATGTTCTAGTTGCAAGTTCTTTAAACGTAGCCTTACCATCTGCGGCTAATTTTACATGTGCTTGCAAGTCTTGCATGTAACCTTTTATCATAGGTCTTACACGTCTATTAACGAACTGATCTACTGTGTTGTCTAGTTTGTATTCGCTATTAGCTGGCATAGCCATATACTCTTTACGTAACGTTGTTTCAAACTGCCTAACTGTATTTACTACTGTAGGTAAATTCTTACGCATTAGTTTATTGGCTTCGCTCCTAACTTTCTTAATAGGATCACGACTACCTATTTCCCAATCATTAAATCCTTTACGGATTAGGTATTCAGCAGATTCAGAGTTACCTGTATACCTAGTAAGACCTAATAAGCCACTACCTACTGCCCCTACTCTAGTCTTACCGCCCTCTGGATCAAACAAACCTTCACGTCTAGGCATATCTTCTATACTGCTAGGGTCTATTAAGTTCCCATACCTTTGGGAAAAAGAACGGTTTACATTAGATGTAAACGACTCACCAAAGTCCTTTAGTTCATAATCACCCGACCTATCTTCATATGTCATGGGCCTGTTACCCGATATACGCTGTGCCTCTATGACTTGGGCAATAGGTACACCCCAAGATGCCAAGTAGTTACCTACTGTAGCACCCAACAGTTTACCTAACTCA